AATCAGGAGCACCATTTCCTCCAGCTGCTGAAGCTTTCACCGCACCATTTACGCTAATAGATGAGGTACCGCCATTAGATGCTGGTCCGCCACCTCCTCCAACAACAACCGAAACATTATTTCCCGTAGTGATTGGAATCCCATATTGAGTAGCAGTATATCCGCTTCCTCCACCAGCATATCCAGCTCCTCCGCCTCCTCCAACAAGAAATACATCCATCTTAGTAAATCCCTCTACAACAAAAGAACCGGAAGCTGTAAACGTTCTGCTGGTAGAACCTCCTGTAGTAATCTCTGCATTAAGAGTTGGGCCAAACAGTTCGCCAATACTGGTAGTAACATACGGAGTACATGATAAGAAATATCTTGTATTCAGATTCGGCAAATCAAGAAACGCCTGTGAAGCAGCTCCGGCAGAATGGTTGTTCCCCGCTCCTTTATAAATCTGAACTCCGCCAGATGCGCCAGGATACCCTCCCGTGTCATATCGAATGATAACTCCGCTATATGGCCGGCCAGCCGCCTGATTCGGATTTGTCCAGGTAGCTATGACCCTTCTTCCGGAATAGGCGGCAACACTAAAAGACAGTAAACTATTAACGGTCATATTACCTGTATGTTTGGTTTTGGCATCATTGCTATAAAACGTCTCTCCATTCAGCACATGGGCTGCCTGTGCATTCCCGGTCAGTCCCAACGTCCCCCGAACCGGTTCGTCATCTGATCCTTTCAGTATGCCCGTGTAGCCTTTCAGAAGTTCTGCGGCTGTTCCGGTGCAGTCATCACTCCCGGCTCCACTTCCACCAGAACCTGTCATCAGTATATTTCCCATATGTTCAGCTCCTCCTTATAATTTAAGCCCAACTACGATATCTATAGCTGGCTTTTTGTAGACTTTGAATGTCACTGTTCCATCTCCGGTCTGTCCTGTGCCGGAAGCCACAATACCAAATGCCTTACTGTATGCCTTCTGAACTTCTATCGTTGCACCGTCCGCCAACTGACTGACCAAAACAGGATTATCCTCTGTCTTAATGCTCGGAACTGCTACCGTCTGTGTATAGGGTACTGACGATCCAGCCCATCCAGAAGCGGTAAGGGTAATACGAATAGGGGCGGCATACAGGCGGTCAAGCAAATTTTCATGCTTCTCCATCTCCCGATCCACTATTTCTGCATTCTCATTAAAATCTTCTACATTTATATAATCGCTGGCCCCTGGTTTTTTTAATTTATATTTGTCTGTTAATTCCATTTATCCTATTACTCCTTATCTCTTCCCAAGTACGTGCTGCGGCCTGCTCCCAGGTCAACATCTCCACATCGCTCCAGACGTTATAGATGTATTCGTACTCCACCACCAGATGTGCAGGCTTAATTTCCTCAATAGTAAGCTTCAGATCTGCCATATTTCCCGGAATCCCCAGTATACCTACAAAGCGGATCACAAAACGATAGTGCGCCGCATCTTCAATTACTTCCACTTCGCCATTGGAGTAACTACTTGCTACATTCTTTACCATCTCTTTTGTGGTAGTTCCAACACCGGATATCTTGGCGCGGATCCGCTCCTGACGAAAATCATCCGGTTTTGATACGTCCACCTCCAGCCCTAAAAGCTGCTCATACCTTGCCAACAGCTCTGACGCTGTAGATGCAAAGCATTCTGATATTGTACTGCTCAGCCCCTGCTCCAGATCATCCGTTACCTCGGAAAGCAGTCCCTGTAATGTCTGCATGGTCACATTCTTTTCATAATAATCCGGAAGCAGTTTAATCAGTTCCAATCCGGCTCACCTCCGTCAGCTCAATGGTTCCAGTCACAGGAATCTGTTTTTCCCCGACTGTCACGTTTCCTGTCCCGCCATTTAAAAGAAATCCCTCAAAATCCTCTACTCCCGGAATATCCAGCAGCAGGCTTCCAAGCTTTGCATGACTGATCCTATATGTAGCAAATACGGTTTCCCTCAGAAATGAATCCACTGCCAATTTATACGCTGCCTGAATATCCTCCAGAGTCTTGCTTCCGTCCCTCATGATCTTTGCTTTCACATTGATCGTAACAGCCTCAGGACTCTTAACTGTTACCGAAGCACCGATCGGGCGCATCGTTTCAATGTATGCTGCCACGGTCTCCGGCAGGGAAGATGATATCTTTTTATCACTGTCTACCACAAGCACAGTAACCGTACCAGGACCGTCTGCCAATGGGAAAACTTTTGCTGCGCCGGTTCCAGAAACCTCCAAAGCCCACTGTTGGTAATGGTAAACATTTCCTGAAGTGGCCGGAAGTCTGATTTTGGTATACAGGCGCTCACGCAAGGCTTCATCTGTCTCTTCATCTGCGCCTGGAGTAATAATGTCCCCCAGCTCTGCAGTAATCCCCGTTATATTGGAAATAGGCTGCATTGCTCCACTGTACTGATTACCGATCACACCAGGTGTTTCACACTCCACCCTGTATTCTGTTTCTGATTCTTCTTCCTTCACACGATAGACAAGATTATTGATTCCCCAACGAGTGCCAATCTCCACCCGTCCGGAAGTAGTCATCATACGCATTGCTTTTGTGGCTGGCTTTCTGGAAACATTGTAGGCCTCTGCCGCCCGGTCCAGATACTCACCAAGGGCTGTATCTGGAAAGACCAGATCTATGAAGTTGTCCAGCTGAAAATCCTGCTGGGCCAGAAAATAAGCACAGGGAGCTAATGCATCATAAATAACACTGCCTTCCCGTTTATCTACATCACTTGGCACCCTGTCAAGCATTGCCTGCAGCAGTTCCTCATAGGTCATTTTCATACAGCCACCTCTTTCTCTATCTGTATTTCACCGTAAATGCTGGATACTTGAAAGGAACAATGGCAGCTGTCTCCAGAAAACTCAAACCGGAACCCGTCCACCTCCCGGATCCGGTCATCCTGCAAAAGGGCTTCCTCGATCATGCGACGCATCTCCGCTCTCACATAAGCCCGTTCCTCCCCGATCAGCTCTTTCCAGGCTATGCCATATTTAAAACTATAAATAGGATATTCATACTGCTCCGTAGACAGGATTTTATAAATGGCCTGTTTTAACGCCGCCAGTTCATCCACGAAACCCTCTATCTTAGTTTCCGATAATCCGTAGGTACGGGCCTTATAGGTCTGTTCCTGAACAATCAGATCCGTTGTAAGTTCTGCCATTATGTACCTCCTGCTGTCTGATATGGCTTTCCGATAATCTCCAGAATGTAATATTCATGGCCTCGATCATTACGAAGAAGCCGTACTTTATCTCCCGAAACCAGCTGGCTCTTTGCATTTCCTGTAATCATACTCATGGGTATCGGAAGTTTCTCGATCATAACGCCATTTCCTGTATAGGTTCCTACAAGCACAGCGGCTGGCTTACGGCTTTTCATGTAGTTATCAACCACCGTTTTTATCAGATTGAATAGCTCCTGAACACTTCCACGGTCATTCACCTGCCATCACCTCCATGGTCATTGTGTGCACGGGCAGAAAATCGTGCGTTACCTTCTTTACAATCAGCCTCCGATTTAATGCAATATCGGCAATGCTGCCATACACACTATTCCCAGCCCGTACCCGAAGATCTCCCAGGCACTCCAGCTTTAAGGTTTCCTTCTCATGGTTATACAGCTTCAGAAGGTTATTGGCTCTCTCCTGTGCCTTGGCTGCATTATCCACGCCTGAAGGAGAGGATTCCAGGTACTGCAAAAGGCCATACCGGTTCACGGCCTCCTGGTCATGGGCGGCCCCCACATCGATCTGACCTGTATCCTCATTTTTCCATACAACCTTGATCTGATTGTAATAATCATCATCAATAGACTTCTCCCAACTGTAGCCCGTACACAGACTGTTGTCCCCCAGGACCAAAGGAAGCTGCAGGTTCCGCATATTCCACAGGCACACTTTCCCGTACTCATCACGCAGGCAATAATGCTCCTGGGTACCAATCAGAGTATCCGAAACAGCCTGCACAATGTGATCCAGCCAGGACTTTTCATAATCAGCAATGGTTGGAATGATAAAGCCGGGATCCTCAACAGTTCCCGGCGTCATGGTCTGAAATGTGCACATATTTTCTACCAGATTTTTAAGCGTCCCATTTTCCAGCACAATGATATCCTTATTCTTTGCTCTCCGGAGCTGGTCATATGCTTTGATGGTTACTATCTGGCCGGTTCCTCCGTCTCCGCTGTCTCCTGACACTTTATATGCAGCGCCAAAAAAGATGCCATCCGTCTGATCATTGTCTGTCAAGCGGATCGCATCCCCATTCTGGAGTATCAGGCCGTCACTGATATAAGAGATATCCATACAGCTGGCTCCTTCATTCAAGGCTTCTGTCCATGAAATTTCCTTGCACATTTCTGAAATATCATAAATATATCCCTGGCTTTCTACCAGTACCTCCACGCTGTCACCTCCTACACCGGAATGGAAAGAACCTGTCCTGGATAAATCAGGTTAGGATTCTTAATATCGGGGTTGGCTGATGCAATCTTTGTATATTGGCTGCCGTTCCCGTAATACTTCTTTGCGATCCCCCAAAGAGTGTCCCCAGACTGGACCGTATGGGTCTTATTCTCCGTCACCGCCGGATTGGTTTCTGCTACCGCTGCTGTATCCTCTTGCTTAACAGTAGCTGCAACCGTCTGTACTGCAACATACCGTTTGCCTGAGGCCTTGTATTCCTGCAGCTTAATACTCAGGTACTTATCCCCCTCCTCACCGGCCTTTTCTACTGCCTCCACGCTCTTAACCAATACCATTACACTGATATCATCTGTAATGTCATTGGAGGCAATAAAGCGGACCGGCTTCATGTTCTTCTGAGCCTTCCGGAACATCTTTTCGTAATAATCTGCGTCCGCTCTGGAACCAGAATTCATGTAGTGGTAGTCCTGGCTGGGGAATTCCGCTTCAAAGCTGAACTCCTCCAGACTGTAGTAAGAAGGGACAGAAACCTGCCCTGTCCCAAGTACCTGATAATTCTCTATATTTAACTCCCTGCTCCGCTTGATCTCCTCGGGATTGACTGGTAGCTTGTATTTCTTACCCCCATATTTAAAATAGACAGAATATGACATTATTCAGGCACCCCCTCTGGCGCAGTGGCAATTACTTCCTTGAGGCGATCCACTACATGGCCTACAAGACCGTCTGTATCTGCTTCCTTGGTGATCGGGCCAGAAAACTCCACACGGATATTGGGCGCAAGGGTATTCTGGGCGATCCGGGCCACATAATCCCGCTCCGCAAGCTTACGCATCCACTCAATATCCTCTTTTTCTGTTTCTACCTTTACTGCTCCGCCTTTCCCTGTACCCTTTACAGTGGCAGGGTTTCCGGCAGTGGCAAACGAAGAGAAATCAATTCCTGATCCGCCTGCTCCGTCCAGACTGGGATTAAAACCAGAAAACAGGTTAGAGGCTTTGTCTGCCAGATTTTTTCCTGCGTTGTACCCCTTCGACGCCATTTCTGAGTAATCCAGCAGTTCTGGTTGTTTCACATACTCTTTCCAGCCACTTTCATCCTTAATTGCAGTGATCTTAGTTTCAAGTCCTGTCTGCAATCCTTCCAGTCCTGAAGTAATATCTACCGTAACCCCAGGTATTTTATTGACAATATTTTCAATCGACCGTGCCATATTAAGCACATAACCGATACAGGCATTCGCCATATCCAGAAATAACACTTTAACCGCTACTGTCGCATCGTTAAAACAAGTATTTCCAATGAAGTTTGCCAACATAGAAAAAACTGCTATTATCGGATAAACAAAATGGTTATAAACGAACGCAAACAAGGCAAAGAATGCTCCCCCAATCAAGCCGGTAGCACTGATCGAAGTCCCCGCAAAATGATTGACCGCAGCCACCCCAGCATAAAAAGCAGCGACAAGTAAGATCACTGCCCCTATAATCCATGTAATAGGGCAGGCAGCAAGTGCGGCATTAAAACCTTCCTGAGCCCATATGAGCATAAAAATCGCTGCATACTCTGCCCAATCCGCCGTTGCCTTCAATCCCATAGCTGCTGCATTTTTCATTGTAGTAAGCCATCCGATCCCAGCTGTAGCATTATACACTAACCATGCTCCCGCAATTCCGAGTATAATCGGGCCGAAAATATCTAAACGGTCACCTACCCATCCAATGGCATCCAGCAGAGAGCTAAATGCGCCTGCTGCCATAAATACCAGGCCTGTCAGGTTTTCCACTGCTGCCTGCCCCATATCCGAATTGAGCATGGCATTCGCCTTTTCAAACGCTCCCCCAAACGCCTGCATCCCGGTATTTTTAATCTGGTTCCAGACATCTGCAAACGTCATAGGCATACTGTTGAATTTTCCATTGATATCATCTGCAGCATTAAACATCGCATTTTTGATAATGTCAGAGGTAATTAAGCCCTGAGAGGAAAGCTCCTTCAACTCACCTTTGCTCTTTCCCGTATACTTGGCGATGGCATCCGCCACCATGGGGGCATTTTCCATAACAGAGCGGAATTCATCGCCCTGCAGTTTTCCTGCCGCCATAGCCTGGGTAAGCTGTAAAAATGCAGCACTCTGTTCTGCCTGTCCAGCACCAGATACCTTTAAGGACTTGTTAAGCAGTTCAGTGAAACCTATAGCCTCCTGGTTGCTCCCAAAGCTGTCACCGGCCAACATACGCATCTTTGCCACCGCATTTGCCGTTTCCGTGTAACTTCCCCGGGAACGGTTAGCCGATGCAAAAATATCGTTCTGCAATGCAGCCTGCTCGGCGGGGGATGAGGTGATCATGCCAAGCCTGGCATTGGTATTCGTATAGCTGTCCGCAATATCCATACCCTTTTTCACTGCTGCCAGACTGGCAACTGTACCGATCAGTGTCTTAAGGCTGCCGTTCGCGCGGGTGGCCTTTTTTGACACTACATCCAGCCCATCCCCTAAGCCTTTTACCTTCGGCGCTGCGCCGGATGCGCCTTTCCCCATCTTATGAAAGGAATCATTCGTTTTATCCGCTGCCTTAGAAGTACCCAGCATCTTATTCATCGCTTCATCTGTACGGTTTATCATCTTGTTAATCTGGCTGCTGTATCCGTCCATCAGCTTGAACATTGCATTTAAAGTTGGCATCTCTTCCTCCTTCCTAAGACAGTTGAGCCGCCTGCCTCTTTTCTTCTTTTACCCTGAGGTCAATGCTCGCATAAATAAAAGCGCGTTCTCTTGGTCCCACCGGATCATTAGCCCCGCAGATACCGGCCAGTACCCCAGGCCTGATATGAAGTCTTTGCAGGGCGAAGTGTGCGTAACATAGCTCAGGATCGCCCTGCTCGATCAGTTTTTTGCCTCATCCATATCCTCGTTGATATCCTGATCGAGTCCAGACAGTTCCTGTACAGCCTCCATGAGTGTTCCGTACTCTCCCACATACAGCATGGCGGACAATACCTTGTCTGCTCCTAAAACGCCATACCGTTTCTGCAGTTCTGCATTGTTCAAATCCGGCTCTACTACGGCCATAGCGGTCAGCTCACGGTTGTAACTGATACGGTTGAACTGCTCAACGCCGCTTTTTTTATCTACACTGCGGTGCTTCTTCATCAAGGTTTCATTTTCCTGCTGGGTAATAGGCCGGATCACAAAGGGAACCGTCTTTCCATTCTCCCGAAAGCGCTCTGATACAATGACCTCTTTGTTTTCTGCCTGTACTGGATTTAAAAATGCACTTAAGCTACTCATAGTCTTTTTTCCTCACTTTCTATCTCATATTCTCCGGAAGTGTATAGCTCTCCAGATCGTCCAAATCATCAAAAGTAAAATCTGAATCAGTGGTGTTCAGATCCTCACTTCCGTCTTCCAGATACGCCACTGGTGCTTTTGCCAGAATGCAGTCCCTCATCACGATTACTCGTCGACCAATAGTAGACGCCGGATCCTCGTTGGTAGTCTGAATGCTGATCGTAGGTGTCTTCCCCTCTTTGATGTACTGCTGATAAATCGCCGATGCCGCAGGGCTTACATTGTACATGGTGATGCTTCCTTTTCCCTCTGCCGCGACTACCTTATGCTGTTTCATCCTGTGCCCCAGAAGCTTCTTGGCGATCACTGTAAACTCAATATTTGCTTCGATCTTGGACAGTTCAAAAAAATAACGGTTCTGGCCGTCGATTGTGATATAGGCGCTGCCCTCACTGCCAGTCACAAGGTCTTTGATTCTGGTATAGTTTTTTCCTGCCATAGTCCTTCACCTCCTACGATAAATTAACGGTGATATAGATCTTCTCTACGCTGTCTACCGGCTGAACGAATACATCTACCACCACGGCATCTGAATCCGTTCCTGCTACCACCGTGACATCGTCTGTTTCAAAATTCTGGATGGCAGCCATATTCTGTAAAACTGTTAAATAATCTACCAGTCCAGCTCTAAGAAGAGCTCTTCCATCCTCGGTATTATTCGCTTGCCCTACATAATTGCTTTCAAAAATCAAAGAAATGTCATTTGCCAAATTATCCAATGTTCTGATAACCCTGTTTTTTGTGAAAAACTTTCCCTTTTCCGGCATCGTGGTTGTAAGGGAGTTGATGTCAGAAACAATTGTAACATTCTGAGCGCTGTCCACTTTAAAAATCAGCTTACCTGCCCTGACTGCTGTTTCCATTTCAGTTTTGGTCATTCTGGGAGATACGTCCACAGCCCCCATATACTTCATGCCGGTATTAGAAGTGGTAATACCAGCCCCGGCTGTTGCTCCGGCTACCCATGCAGTAGTTTCTGCGGCAGTTAACCTTGTACCATCTGTCAGAATAACCCCCTGCACCACATTGATGATTCCCTCTGAATCTGCCTCATGGTTTGCCAGCACCGCCTGACACTTAACCCCCTCCTCCTCTCTCATGGACTTAATCCATTCTGTAATCACAGTCTTATTAGAAGATGCGGCCTCTGGCTCTGTATCGTAAGGATAGCACAGCGTATTGAACTGCACCGTTTTCAGCTTTTCAAGTGCTGCGTTGACCGCATCTGCATCATGTGTTTCTGGCAACTTATAGACCAATACTGTTTTGGCCTTTTTAAGCGCCTCGGCAACCAGCTTCTTATCCTCAGCCGTTGCTTTCTCCGGATACGCCTGCTCTGTGGCTGTAATTGTATAGATCTGTCCATCCTCCCCCACGGACATCTCCTGAAGAATCACAGCAATACCACGATCCCCCGGTGTGATGGACAGAGGTTCATTTGTCCGGATATTGATATATGCCCCAGGAAGTACCTTGTCCTGAGTTTCCCATGTACCTGCCATAGGTTAATCCTCCTTTACATCTGTATTTTGAATGATAGACTGCATCTGCGGTGTGGAGTCTTCCAGGTATTCCCGATAATCCACATCAAACATAAAATGCAGTACCTTGTCCTCAATTTTTAAGTTTCGGTTCTTAATTTTAAAGCCAGGGGCCGCAAATTCTCTTGCCAGCTCCTGGCCTACGCTCCAGCATTCCTCCTGGCTTCCATTCTCAGCGAAGTACAATATATCAAGACTCACCATATTTTTCAGACGGCCATTGATGCCACGGGAAGGATTCTGATCATACAACGTCACCATAAAGCAGGGAACCGTGAAATTCTGCGGTACATCTTCGCAATATACTTTGCAGTTTTTCACGGCTTTCAGTCCTTCTGCTACTGCCTTATATAACTCATTGATCGTGTCGATTCTGCACCGCCTCCACTTCCTTTTTGAATAATGCAATCATGCGTTTGGATACATAATTCTGTGTTTTTTCAAGCACATGAGTTCCTTTTACAAAACCTTTGGTCGGGCCGTCCTTTTTCGTAACGATCCTGTGTCCATAATTCCAATAGGACGCATACTCCATGTTATTGACCATCTCCGTCTCCAGGGCGCCTGCAGTGCGTCTGGTCGGCAGCTTATGCCAGCTTTCCCGGAGTTTTCCTCCCACACCAGGGCTAGAAACCTTAAAGCTGACAACCTCACCCACTTTAGGGCCGTTCCTGATGGTAAAGACTACCGGGTTCGGGTGCGCTCCTACCGGTGTCCTTCGTTTAGCATAAGCAACTCCCTCATTAACAGCCTGGTTAAGCACCCTCTTGTCGATTTCCCGGATATCATCCACCATATCCATAAGTTCTTTTCGGAACTTCCTGATGGCGGCTTCGTTCCTGCGGTAATTACTGCTGCTCATGCATTATCATCCCTCTTTACTTCACACTGCCACTGATAGGTATACGGGTGACACTCTCCCAGGGTAAGCTCTACGGTCTTTCCTGTACGCAGAGTAACCACGATCCGGTCTCCCTCCCGAACATCCTCCTCCAGCCCGCAAAACAGTTTATGACTGTTCTGAATAGAGGGATTCGGGGCACCAGTCGGTGCCTGTCCGGAAGAGCTGTACCGGCAAGGACGATCCTGTGCCACAATCTCCAATTCATTCCGGGTATACCCGTCCTTTTCTACCTCCTGCCAGCGCTTCACTGTCATTCTGGCATCATACATCACTGCATATGGGCTAATCATAACCTCTCAACCTCCTGTGGCGGCGCAGGGCTGCCTTATCACTTGAAGACAGCCCATAGATGCTCTCCTTTGTGTTTCCGTCTGTCTGAACCCATGTGATGCTGCCATCACCCTCCTTGATGCTGGCAACTTCCGGATGGTAGCCGGTTCCATTGGCCTCTTCATAATTCAGGATTCCTTTCACCTTCTTCCGGATCACTGGTTCCAGAATATCCGGGATGCAGTTCTCACTCAGATTACAATAATCACACACCATCCGGATCACATCCGAAATCAACAGCTTATGTTCTCCTGCTGCGAGCTCCAGATTCTTTTCTACGGTCTCCAGCATCTCAGAAAATGTCATGGCAGCCTCCTTATTTTGCAATAATCCCGGCATCCCGAAGAGATTTAAGCAACGCATTAAACTCCTCCTGAGTCGGAGCGGCAGCGGCATCTTTTACCGCTGCGCCCTGTTTCATTCCTGCAGCCGGGATTCTCCCATCCAGTTCTTCCAGAATTTCACGCAGTTTCGGCTGAATCCCGGACATATCAAAATTCTTCTTCATGTATTCACCTTATCCTTTCAGTCCAGTGATTGCACCGTGCATAAATGCCGGCCCGTGATCCAGACCAAACTGTCCAAAGATCTGGCCCTCTTCCGATGCTCCGGCCTTAGCAAGCTCTTCATAAAAGAAATTGCCTTTGCCCGGTACCGGCTGGAATACTGGTGCCATTACAGACAGCTCTGCAGCCAGAACAGCGGTCTGGGGCACGAAACGATCAAGGGCAATACCGATGTTTCCAAAATCGGTCTCAAGCTGCTTAATATTGGTTCCACCCACATTTCGGTCAGTAGGAGCATAAGAGTAGATATCAGTGATAATCTGCTTTTGAGTACTGCCCACATACAGAACCACATTAGAAAAAATAGCTCCTGCATCATACATAGCTTTAAACAGCTGCTGCATGAGAGCCTTGGTTAAAACTGCGCTCTTTCCGTCTACTTTGGTACCGCCATCACCCCCGCAAAGAGCCAGAAGGCCTCTGGTCTTGCTTGCCACATCCGGGCTGGTTGCCTTTGCATACACCCCGTTGATAATGGTGTACTCAATATCACGGGCAATCTTTTCCAGCTTTCTTGCAATCTGCCAGTCTTTCTCGGTAGACTGTACATTGTTCTGCTGTCCAGCAGTGTTAAGACCGCTCATCCGTCCGCGGTTGCTCTCCTTCACATAGGAAATAGACACCTTCTCATGAAAAATCTGGGTCACATTGGTATTCTGGCTTCTCACGATCTCTTCTGCCTGAGGCGCAGTCAGGGAAGCTGTCTCGGTAATTGCTGGCTGTGCTGCCACCGGAAGACTGTACTGGGAATCGGTTGGGAATTCAAAGTTATCTGTCTGCACACCGCCGGTCATACCGCCAATAGCGGAAAAAATCGGTGTATTGACTGCATCCGCAGTAAATAAATCTCCTGCGTAGTTAGGTAAATTCCAGGTTGTACCTGTTCCTTTCTGATTTGCCATATGTTATTCCTCGCTTTCTGCCTGATTCAGGCTAAATAATTCATTTCTTGCTGCGATCCGGTCTGACAGACGGGTATTTGGATCGTTGATCAGCTTCTCCAACTGTTCCCTCCTCGTCGCATCACCTGTGACCTGTGGAGTGGTTTTCCCGTTGTTAGGCGGGGTCTTCCCGGAGACCGGCGGGGTAAACAGCTCTTTATAAGTCTCCTTTACCGTCTTCAGCTGGTCGGTCAGACCAGACACGGTTCCATCCTCTGCCAGGATCAGCTTCGTCCGGTCAATCTTATCCGCTACCAGTTCTGGATACTTACAGTCCGTCAGCTGGTCCTTAATGGCACTGGTCAGCTTCATATCACGGATCTTATCCTCATATGACTTCTTAGTAGCCTTGTTGGCATCCTCCAGCTCTGTGATCTTATTCTGAAGAGCCTCGCTATCCTTAGCCTCATCCTTTAAGACCTTAAGCTGCTTATCCCGGTCAGCCACCTGTTTTTCCAGATCGGCTTTCGCCGTATTCACTTCATCAAAACGGGACTTTGGGATAAATCCCTTCATTTCCTCGATATAGATGTCCATGACGGCCTTAGCCTGCTCTTCTGTCAGACCTTTCGCAATCAGTTCCTCTTTCTTCATGTTCGGTTGCTCCTTTCATCTTCGCTTGTTATCCCGGTCGCGCCCGGTGACGTCCCGTTCTTTTTCGCCTGCGGTACCGGAAAGGCGAAAAAATAACACCCAGGCCCCGCCTGCGTGTCTATGACTAATCCCATGACTTGCTATGACTTAATTTTCCCACATTTCACGCACCGCCTTACATACCCACCATAAGGTCCATGGCGGCGGCACCAGTGCTTTCTATATCGGTGTTCACATTCAGGCTTTGCCCGACAAAAGAACCGTTTCAGCCAGCTTAGAAATCTATTCATCATGCGCTCCTTCCTGTTGCGACGTCGCAACGCCCATTACATGGGGTAACAGATATTTTCCCACTTCTTATAAGCATCAAAGTACAGCTCTTTCTTATCGCCGTTATACGTCAGCTCATAATACATACCATCAGACACTGGTGTACTGAGCAGGGCCTTATGATTCTGGAGGCTCTTGCTGTACCAGACTACAAACACATCATTCACCGTCATAACCGGAGCTGTGTCTGTCTTATCCTTCTTCTGGTTGTAATACTCTGCTACCTTGGCTTTGCAGATGTTTAAAAATTCCTGACTTCCCATCGTAATTCCTCCTTAATTTTGCGTACAAAAATACCACCGGCCATTACTGACTGGTGGTATCTACTGTTCCTGTTCCCAAGCCCATTTTTTTGTTTTCTCAAATGCCTCTATTACTTCTGGGGGTGCATCTTTAAGCTCTCCATTTTCAACCCTGTCTTCATAGGGTTCACATATCTTAAATAACTTTTCAATCTCTTCAGGATACCGACGAAACGCCACTGATCACACCTTCTTTCTGTTTGCTACCATATACTCAGCCTCAACTTCATCATATCGCTGTCGGTTATACATTTGTTTAGCATAATCACTAATCTCACCAACATTATACCGATCAATTCCAGCTTGGTCAATTACATTCTTCGCCTTTTGGCAAGAATATTCTATGTATTTCCCATAATTTTCTCGAATGATCTCGCCATGTTTCTTTCGGAAGTTTTCTGCCTGCCTCATGTGCCACATTTCGTGATACTCTACATCTCCCAATTTTTCCACAACTTTTTTATCGACAATCTGTGGAATATAATACACAGTGTTAGTTATTGCATCATATTTTCCATAAGCTGTTGGCAGCTCATCCGGAGAAACGATGACTATTTTCGGTTTTCGCTCTAAAGGAATTCCCCACTGTTCTAAGGCCCTTTGCGTATGCAGATTTATCGTGTGCAGTGCACGTGGTTTGATGCTTGCATTGTCCGATATATAAACTTTATCCGAATAACCATCAACCTTTTGAATGCTGATTTTCTGGTTTGGTTTTATCTCCACAAATGTGCTTTCACCTCTTGAAACTGGTCTGTATGCCTGCTGTTTCCGCTTCTGATTCTCTTCCTGCTTATCAACATACTCCTTTTTCCACTCCTTCCAGCTCATATCTGCTGGAACCTCATAGTTCTTTCCTGTCTCAGAATCCCTGGCCACTCTGGTCAATCCTTCGGTCGGAGTATCATCATAGTGCGGGACAGTCGTACAGCGGCACAATGGGTGGAAGGGAGGCATATTAACGCCAGTGACCTCTTTTCCAACCTCATACACCTTATTGTCCAGTTCTCCGCAAACATTGCAAGTCTTACTATCCAGTGTGGCAAGGATCTCATATTTCTCCACACCATCCTCTTTGTATCCGGCGTGGGTGGCCTCACTCATCAGGAAGGAACTCTCTGTATGCAGGAGCCGGTAAGCATCGAACTTTTTTGATTGCATCTTCTTGGCAAAATCCTTAGTCAGCGTGGATGGGTGTCTGCCCTGGATCAGCATCGTGGTCACTGCTTCCATCAGCTGGGCCTGAAGATGGTCCTTCTGTTTCCAGAGCCGTTCGGAAAATGCTGCACCATTGAACGGATATTCCAGAAGCTTTTCCACAACAGTTGGGCTTACCTGTGCAAACTCCGCGTGAAAACCATGATACTGATCTGCATTGTACCAGGTACGGTAGTAAGTATCCCCATAGACTTCCTGCATGGTCTTTTCCGCCTCTGCCCCATAGTCGATGGCATACAGCTGCCGGAGAATCGCGTCTACCTGTGCTTCCAGAGCCTGATAGCGGGTGATCCGGGCCTTGATAGACATATTATTGACCTGCTGATTGTAACGCCCAATATTCTGCATGGCCAGATCGATAAAGTCCCGCAGCTCTCCCAGTTCCTCTGCATCCAGCTTCTTCTGGGCGGTTGCAAAGGAAAGACCATTTTCCTCTGCATACCGGAAGTAAAAAGCATCTATGGTCTTCTGGAGTTCTCTGCGCGTCTGATTAAAGGCTTTTTCCAGACGGGTAAAGTATTTGTTAACCCGCATCTCTCCGGCCTTGTACATGGCCTCCTGGCGCTCCTGCCAGTATCCCATTAAGCTTCACCCTCCTCGTCATCCGGGCCCGGCGGGAACATATCGGATAATTCCGCCTTCTCAGCCTCCCGCTGGGCGTTTAATCTCTCAAGCTCTTCCGCTGCATTCTCGACCCATGGATGGTTTTTGATAATCGTCTCATCCGAGATGATACCCTTGGATGTAGCGCAGTCGGTAATGGCCTGGCTCTCGTTAATGGCAATGTCCCGGTTAAATGTCACATCGATCTCGCAGCCCGGATGGGCTCCGGCCCCGATCAGTTCCAGGTATTTGTCCACAAAGCCGAACAGCTGCTCCATGCCTGCCTTGAATGCATTCTCCATGCGGTTACATTTCAGATCCAGGCCAGAGTAAATGAATTTAAGAGCGATGCCGGAAGGGCTGTTACCCAGTTTGTCACTGTTTTTATCCACTCCCTGACCGAAATCGTAGATGTCCTTCCGCAGTGTGTCAAAGTCATCCTTGGCCGCTGCGATATCCACAGGCGCTGTGATTGCCTCTGCCCCGCCATCCTCGTCCAGAGAAATGGCCCGGAAATAATTCAGATCACGCATAAACTCGCCCAGATCATGGCCGCCATAGCCTTTTAAGGCGTACACAATGGAGCGCACCTCGTCCAGGAAATTGGCCACATCGGACCGTGCTTTGTCATATCCGTCGATCAATGACTTCACAAATTTAAGATCCGGCAGCTCGTAGTCATTGTTTTTAAACGGCACAAACGGGACCTTGCCCCAGTTCCCGGCCTCTTTGCCAATATGAAAATGCTCCATAAACTCGCTGTTCTCATCTGCCACCGCATCCAGATAGCGCTCTGAATCCAGGCGCAGGTCCCATCCCTCGCCCTCTGAATCAGAGATATAGTAAGCGACAGCCTCCGGAAGCCAGTATTCCACTTTTGTGACCGTCTTCTGCTCCTGCCCCTCAATGACCTGAACATTATAAAACCAGATAAAGCCATTCAGCTCTTCGTGATCGTTATCCCTCCAAAGCGGAATCCCCTGTTCTGGCGGAATGATCATGGTCTGGAATTTTCCCTGCTCGTCGATATACGGATGCAACCACGCAATCCCGCCATTGCTGGCGGATACGCCCAGACGCATCAGGCGCCTGTCCTGAAAGTTTTTCCCTAAGGCATCCTGCACCATAGACAGATACTCTTCTGATTCCTCGCAGGTCAGTGTATAAGGCTTTGAAAGCAGATAATTGGTCTTATCCTCAATCAGCAAGTGCATAAAACCATGCGCACGCTTATTATTGGGCTTGGATCTATCCAGTACCTTTTCTATCTGCCCGGTAGTCTTCTCTTCCCGGTAGCGGTACATCTTCCGGTTCATGATCTCCGGATTGTCTACACGGTAATACGCCTCCCCGTCCAGCATCCACTTCCGCTCTGAAGATCTCACAAACTCGTCCATGTACAGTCGGCATAGCTGCATATTAGTCATCCGGTTTTTATTTGGGTCAAATAATATATCCATCCAATCCACCTCACTTCAAAATCCGGATTCCCGGACGCATCTTAATTATTGTCATGCAGAAATACCTGAGGGCGTCAAGTGCGTGATCGTGCTCTTTCACCGGTTTGTCCTCTCCCTTGTCTGCTGCTTTTGCGTCCCAGATATAGGATGCAAACTCTTTGATCAGATTTTCGCAAGACTTATCTATAAAAATAGAACCCGTAAGCAGCAGCGTAGCCACCAACCGGATCCCATCTAAAACATCATTTTTCGCTTTTTTAACTTTAAAGCCGTCCTTTTCCAACTGGGCCTTGAAGCTGGCGGCTGCCGGATCCAGAATTACAGCTCTGATTTCTATATTCCCCAGCCATTTTTTTAAGTCTGCTGAAAACTCTGCATCTGTCTTTTGCCTCCCTTTATCTATTCCAGAATAATAGTATTCACGGCGGCAGTACCATTTCTTATCAGCTCCCTGCTGCCAGAATAGGAAGGCCGTCGGATTCTGGGTACCATAGTCACAGCTGACATACTTATCGCCGGTCCAGAAGTCATGCCCCGTCTGTGCCTTATATGCGGCAGCCAAAGCCTCTGTATCAACGGTGTGCTTATCCGGATCAAACATATCGTAGATGACGCCCTCAGCCATCGCCCAGAGTCCCATGATATAGCGCTTGAAGAATACGCCGGTATATACGCTCAGGTACCTGGCCTTGATCTCTTCCGACAGGCTCAGGTTGTCGTCCATAGTGAAGTGGACATACAGCAGCTTCTTAAGATCCGGTTCCTTCCCTGTGGCCTTTGCTTCCTCACGGATCTTGGCGACCTTTTTCTTTCCCAGGTAGCCGATGGCCTTATCAATCCAGTTTACCTTAAACCAGTGATAGGGGCCGTCCGGGTTGCAGTTGAACCAGTACTTTGATCCCGTCACGGAGCAGCGACCAGTTGCCTGGTTGACGAAGCTCTCAGGCATCAGCGCCACCTCATCACAGAACAGGCCCGCCAGGGTAATGCCCTGAATCAGATCCTGACTGCGCTCATCCTTACCGCCGAAGATGTAGAAGTAATTCGTGACCTGTCCCCTGCTGATCTCCACCATGTTGTCGGCTCGATGATCCACCACACGATAACCGCGGCTTTTAAGCATCAGCTTCAGCCAAAATAAAACGTTACGCCGAAAGGAGCCGATGGTCTTTCCGCACATGGCAAAGTTCTGACCTGAGAAAGTACTCATGGCCCACATCACAAAAGACAGGGACATACAGACGGTCTTACCGGATCGGATGGCCCCATCTGCTATAATGCCGTCATAATCCTTTACAGGGCTGTCAGGCACCCACCATGTCAGGATCTGCTTCTGCTTGCGGGAAAATGGCTGAAACTTGAAGATCTGAACCTTTGTCAGGATATTGCGCTGGCCTTTCAGCTTTTCAATCTTCTGTTTTGTCTGACTGATCCGCTCCTTAATCATCATTAGGATCACCCCACAAGTCTCCGGCCTCCGTATTCAATGCCCCCAGGAATCCATCCTCTTCCACTTCCGTCTCCTGTCCTCCCAGCTTCAGCGTTGCCATATCCAGTTTCATGAGTTCGATCTCCAAACGGGCATCATCTACACCGAAGCGGTGTAATGAATCAATGGCAGCCTGCTTGCGGGCCTGCACACGGGTCAGGGCATCCTCTATGTTCTGGATCTGGCCCAGCGTTGCGTGTTTCTCATCCAGATCCGTCCACTTATCCTTTTCGGTTCCCTTTTTCTTTTTGACGGTAGTAAAGTCCGCCTGCCGCAGGTTCTCAATCCGTTTCAGCATCCGACACTCCCTGACGGTCAGCAGCTGGATTTCCTGAAAGAGAAGCTGCTCCTTGTCATTTGGCACGGCTGCGGCCAGCTGCTTTTCTTCCGGATCCAGACAATCAAAAAGGAGAGTCTCGAACTCTCCTGTGGTGACTGCGTTCTTATTGCCTTCTGGGGCAGCTCCGCCATGGTTTCCAATGGCGTTTTGATTGCCCGGTTGACCACCCTTTGCTTTCGCAACGTTGCGTTTGCGCTTATGCAACGTTGCATTGGATTTTTCATCCCAGTTATATCTGTTTTTCCAACTCCGGATTGTCCCCACTGGAACCTCCAAAGTCTTAGAAATATCAATCAGTTTCATACCTTGCAGAAACAGCTCCTTTGCCTGCTCCTGACGTTCATCTGGTGCCCTTGCCAAGCCTCACCACCTCTCATTCGTGTTTGTTTTTTGGGGTATAGAAAAAGAGATAGCCGAAGCTATCCCTTCAAATCTTCCCCTTTGAAAATTGATATATTTTAACCCCTGCATAAACTACCAAAATTAAAATCGCTAGTGTTCCACCAACAAAATACATTGTTGGATGTTGATTAAGAGTTGTATATATCTTGCTACTAAATCCTTCATGCTTTATATAATATGCCCAACAACTAAATAGCAGGATTGTAATCATCACCCAATTACACCACCAAATCAATGGGTATTTCTGCACTAAATTAGCATTCACATCTTGTGACGATTTAATATTTAATCCTGTTAACTTGGCAATAAAAAACATAAATACATATACCAAATTCATAATACAGAAACACCAAATCGTTCCCACTATCATCAGTTTAGTAACTGGTATATCTTTTGCTCCCAAAAAAATATTATCTAATGAACTAATTCCACCAAATACAATAAAAGATAAGGCCGTGAAAATGGACACAAGAGAAATAAGTTGACCATTCATATCTTTGGTGAGCTTTGCTTCAGCCTCCTCCATTTTTTTATCAACTACCCTTGAATAATCTTCATCTGTCATTTTAAATAGAGAATATTGTCGCTTTGCAAGATTCATATGATCCCATAATTTTAATACAGTACGTTTTGTCCTATCATACGGACTTTTCTGATTCCTATGAACCGGCTTCCATTCATAATCCAACGCAAACTGTTCTCCATATATGTAATTAATAACCTTATCTAAATTTGTTTGCATTGTTCCGAATGTTTCTTCATTTTTAAGAGAAAAGATATAATTCGTTACATTAGTATATAATAATCTATCATCTTTGTTAATATATTGATGCAATATATCAAAGAATAGTTTTGAATCAAATTCTTTTGAGTCTTTAGATAATCGCTCACATAAATCATCTACCGCATTTTCCATTTCGCGAATATAATCAGATGTCGAATTTGACTTTCCTTCTTTTCTTTTATCCCACTCAATCATTTATTAATCCTTTTCGAAATATTCTTTTATAGCTTTCTTTTCGATAATGTTATTGCAATACTTTTCGTATGCATTGCACCATGGATCTTGATTGTGAGTTATCTCAACCAATGTCGATGCCGAATATTGTGCACATTGATCAACCATTTCATTGATTAACAATTTATCCTTCTTTAAAATCATTTCTTCAGCGTTTCGACATACAAATTTAGGGATATCAGAACTTCCAAAAACCTTAAACTCATGATACACCTCTGGCACTACGGGGCCGAAATCCCAAGCTTCAATATCTTCTTCAAAACAAGGAATTCCTATACTAACTAGAAAATTCGCCTGAACAAAGTACAATATTTTTTGTAGTTTCAGATTACTAATAGAATAGCCTTGTTTTTTACAATACCAGATAATGTATCTTGCAACATCAATAGCACTATACATAGTATTACCTCCCAGTAAATAAAGCAAAAAACTTGAATATAATGCCTATTATATCCAAGTCTACTTTTTGTCAATACTTTATTTACATTTAGTATATGCTATTTTATACAAAAAATCCATTGACATTTTATATAATTTTCAAATTAAACTTTTTATTCTATTTTAAAAAAAACAAACCCCCACACACAAGGATGTCTCTCTGTGCCTGGAACGTCTGGGTGGAGATTCCTAAACCAGGCTAACGGACCCTCCAGGAATCGAACCTGGGACACGGTGGTTAACAGCCACCTGCTCTACCGACTGAGCTAAGGATCCGGAAAAGGGGGCGTCCAGCCCTGGGATGGAACCAGAGCCAGACGAACCGGCCGCCCGGCTGTAGCACCCTGGCGACCGTCGATTTAAGTGTAAGCCGTCGGCGTTATGCCTTTGGCTTCATGGTACACTATAACATTTTGATTCGTAACATTGGTAACATTCATAACAAACTTTATGCCGCAGACATAAATCTTTGAAATTCCATTTTTACACTTGCTTCTGTGGCCTTTCTCCCCATCTTCATAGCCACCTGCGCCCATGTCATATCCTCAAACACCCTGTACCGGATAATCCGCTGCATTCTGGGCGAGACTGTATTAAGCCATGCTTCCACCTGGCGCTTGATCTTCTCTGCGTTCCGGATCCGCTCCTCCAGTAACTTCTCCATACGGTCCAGCTCATCCGGATCCTTAACAGCTGCATATCCAAGCCCCTCCAAATGATAGGTCTGTAAGGTGTAAGGGAACTCATGCGACGATCCCTTAACGCTGTCCTGCTGAATCTGGCTCCGGTGCTTCCTCAGCTTCCGGATCTCATCCTTGGTGTCCTTAATCAGCTCACAGGCATCTATGTACTGCTCTAATATCTGCTTGTCCAACGGTATCACCTCCTCGCCCTCAAAATCCTCTGTCTGGCCTCATTCCACTCATCCGCCCAGGTTTCCATATCCACTCGGACAATCAGGTACCGCTTCTGGTACAGAATTCCCATGTCGCTGTACTTATCGACCTGAGGCCTACACTTCCAGCCGAATCTCTTTTGCAGCTCAATGCCACTGTACCGCCCCACAAGCTTCCCGCAATCATACAGGTCATAATATACTGGCCCCGGCATAACATCACCTCCAAATCATCAGCACCGCCATCAGAGAGCCCCAGACCATAAGGTAATCCCAACGGTCAATGTTATGCCGTATCAGATTGACCGTCCCTGTTATGGCCCACAGAATAATTACCACGCCCTTAAGTACATTCACGGCCACAACCTCCCTGTTTTCTCGTCTCTTAACCTGATCGTATCCTCCACATGGTAGCCCATACACTTCGCGGTGAAGAGCATCATGCGGACGGCTTTGTGGTAATCTTCCGGCGGCCTGTCCGCTTCCCGGATCGCAGCTCCTGCGGCTGGATCTGGATATCCTTCATGATTCTTGTACATTATGTTTTCTCCTCTAAATGTCAATTTAACTCGACTTTAATTCGTTTTAACTCGATACAACAACTATCTGTTTAATACCACAACTGTTTACTACAACTGGATCTTAAACCATCCCCAAACCATGTAATGTCAGCTGTGCCCTATGCTCTTCAAGCCTCTGTTTCGACAGCTCATACCGCTTAGGATCAATCTCAAATCCAACATACGGAATCCCTGCTTCCTCATATGCGATTAGGCTGCTGGCACTCCCTACATGGGTATCCAGTACCTTCCATCCCGGCTGTACATATTTCTGGACCAGCCAGCGGTAGAGATTAACTGGCTTCTGGGTTGGGTGGATCCGTTTCTCGTTAAGCTTCTTATTTCCCTGCTGGATCCAGCCCTCTTCGATGCTCTTTCCCTGCATCATCCCATTCCACATATACCGGAACAGGCGGACAGAATCATGCAGACTGCAGGAGGCTATCTCACAATCCGAGAAACTGTTGGAGCCATTGCACTTGTCCCATACGATCCTTCCCGTTGGAAAATTCCAGTCAAAATAATTACAGCCCCATATGATCTGATGTTTGGAAACACGTTCCAGTTCACGGAAGTAATCTTCTCCTGGTACTTCCCAGTTTTCTGAGGGTTCGTAGTGCCTCTGTACGCCTATCGGACTTACTTTCCGACCATAATACCCTCTGCGTTCCGGGCCGGAAAAGTAAGGAGGATCCGTGATAGCAATATCGAAATACTTATCTGGGAATTGTTTCATGCCCTCCATGCAGTCCATGTTATAATAACCATAATCCATAACTCACTCCTCCTTCCGGTACGGCTCCGGCAGTGGCATCCAGGCGGTCACTGTGTCATACACATTTGCCAAATTCCTTTCCTCTTTCTCCACTGCATCACAGTATATCCATTCGTTATAATCATCCGAATACTGCCAGATCCCTCCGCCTATATATTCCGCCTTATACACACCGTAGCTTTCTGGATGATATTTCTTCTCTTCTTCCGGAAGCCAATCAGTGTCATAATCGTTGATCCATTCAGAGTGTTTTATAGTCGCCCAAACTGGTTCTCCCTGCACCGGCAACCTCTCCTCCACGGGAATCCAGCGGTGCTGCTCCTTAAGCCGTTCGATTTCTTCCGGTGTCAGCCCGGTATCCTCGTACTCCATCAGCTTCCAGAGAGCTCCATACAGCCGCTCCCGTAAAGACTTGGTGATTACCTGTCCTTCATGCAGCTGTTCCCATGACACACCCTTCAAGCACCAATTTCCCTGCTCATCTTTCTGTGTTAATCTCTTCATTCTCGCCTTCCTCCTCCCACTCAAGTGCCTCGCCGCATATCTGGCAGTATTTCTGCCCCGGCTCAATCCTCTCATTCTCACATACCCGGCACATAAATCTTTCTTTGCCCTGCATCCATATCTTAGCCATATCTATTTTCCTTTCTGCAATGCCTTCAAAAACTCCACCAGTTCTGTCTCACTGTCTGGATACCGGCTGTATGTCTCATGTCGCTGCCATCTTCCGTAAGCCCCAGTCGGATGCTTCTCCGGCTCCGGCCCTCCAACCAAGTGTAAGTATGAGGATTCATAATCCTGCCCAGTAAACTCATTATGCTGGGTGTATACTTCCACAATCAGCCTTGCCCCATTCTCAAAATCATACTTGTAATACCGGGCCCCGATATGCTCATCTGTATACCACAGGCCCCATGATTTATAATCTCTCAGCCATGCCTTGCGCTGATCGTTGTTTTTCATAATCGGAAGCTCCGGCTGTTCCGGTTCCTCCGGCTCTGGCATATCCAGATCACACAGCATTCCTGCAAGGGCTGCCACCAGTATTTTCTTCTTCCGGAGCAACTTTTTCGGGAATCCTTTCACTGCATCAACCTTTATCATTTCCTCCAGATACTTCTTCTCCTTTCCTAACATCTCTCGGAGTAGTTCCGTATCTGTAGGCTCAGCGGCCTCCTCCGGTTGCAACGTCGCAACTTCATCCACACTGTCATTTTCGCAGCAGATTTCCTCATTCTGCTGCATTTCTACAGCAGGCTGTTCCAGCCCCTGATCCAGTGCCCTCATAGCCCTACCGCAAATATATTCGCAAGGATTCTTGCAGTGCTTACAGCATGGGCTTGGCTCCCCGTCTCCGGCCCGGTAATAAGCCAGATCGTGGTTCACGAACTCACAAGTATCTCCTGCAAGTTCACGGATTCCATCCAGATCTCTAATCTCGCACGGAAACGGATTCCCGCAGGGTGCCTCTACACACCACCGGTCTTTTTGCCGGATCCCACACTCCATAGAGCAGGAATCACAATAATGGCCTCCCTCACATCCTTCTGTGGCGATCAGGCTGTCTGCTGGGTATTCCCGCTTGGGTGTCCCATAGGCCGATAGCTGATGGGCTGGACAGTTTTCCCGTTGCGACGTCGCAACGCTCTCCACCGGCAGGGGCTCCACTTCAGGCATCAAGTCCTCCACCGATATCTCACAGCTCTGCATAGCTGCTCTTTCTGGTTCCGGCGGTACATCCGTCACATCTGGAGCGGCCTCCGGCTCAATCCCCGGAAAGTCTGTAATACTGATCTGCCCCGGAAGCTCCACATATGGGATTTCCTTAGGCTGTTTCATGGCTCGGATCTGGCGCACGGTCATATTTGGAGTTACCTGCTCCAACTGCTCATCATCAAGCCCAAGCATCTCCTGAAGCTGTGCTTTGCTGAAATCCCTGTACCGATCATCCAGTATGGGGCTGTTGCCTCCCTTGGAAAACCGGATGCACCGGTCTATATAGCGTTTGGTGGTTGACCGGCTGAAACCGAACTGCCTGGCAGCATACTCATTGATATCGCTGTATCCGTATTCCTGGAACTGATTACGATCCCGCACATACATCAGCCAGTACCCGATGGATATCACACTTCTGGCGGCCGTCTTAAGGTCTGTATGTATGTACCGCCCGATCTCATCCAGTGGGATCTCCATCTGGTACCACTCCGGGCCTGCATGGTCAATGGTTCCTGTCTCAGGAACCATGGTATTCTCATCTTCCATCTGTCTCCCTCTCTCTCAAAAACTCCCTCGTCCGCTCCATCATGATCGCATCATAGTCCACATCCCTTTGTTCAAAGTTGTGGAACCGGTTGGACGATGGACCGGGAGTCTTTTCGCAGGTAGATTTCCCCTCTGTCGGGTTCCGGTAGTTCCCGTCCAGCACCTTTGCCATATTGGCATCAGCAATCAGCCAGTCAAACGTAGCTGACCAGTTCCTGCGGTTTTTGCCCTTCAAAAAGTCGCTTTCCTCCGCAGCCTCAAAAAGCCGGCGGAAGTCCTCAACGGTATATCCTGCCCTCAGTCTCGCACAGATCGCCTTCTTCCTCGCTTCCGACAGCTTCATCAGGCGGGGATACGACCCGCAAACGGAATTATATAATTCTCGAATCGTGGTGATCTGGGAGGAAAAGTCGTCCGGCTTTTCTGGTACCTCTTCAGAGGTACTCTTTTTATTTTGTTTTTGTTTTTGTTTATATATGTCTGCGCTTTGTACTTCGCTTTCTACTACTGGAAATACTTCGCTTTTTACTTCGCTATATACTTCGCTTTTTACTACGTTTTTGAAAGTGAAATACACCATTTTGTATTTATTAGGGCTTCCTTTTCTGCCCTTCTGGTAGATGATCCGGCCAGCCTTTATGAGTTCGTCCCTCGCCTTAATGAATGTGGCTTCTCGACCCATTGACATGGCTGCCATCAATCTCAGGTTATCTACTATAACCCACTCGCTCCACCCGCTCCGGTTGAAATAGTTCATCATCTTATACCATAACAACTGCGACGGGATCGGTAAGTAGTTAGTTTCGAGCCATCGTTCGAAGGCTATGATCTCTGCCAGATAATTGATCTCCATGTAGGCTGTCACCTACCTCTCTTTCGCTTTTAATTCCCTCCAGGCCTGAGCGTCCCTGTATAACTCCATCCAGTCCACGAACCGCATCGTCACCAGCCATTCACACCGGTCTTTCCTGTGGAATACCGCCGGCAGAAGCCCTTTGGCGGCGTCTCTGACCGCCTGTGATACTGCATCCAGAAGGTTCAGCTTCTCTACCCTCTTGCACTCTATATGGATACCCGGGAGCCCTACCACGTCCGCATCACCGGAGGCCCCGCAATACTGCTGGCCCCTGCGGCAGTCATAACCGTACTCCCTCAAAAGCCCTGCCAGCTCACGCTCCCCGCGCTTGCCTTTCTCTCTCTGTGATCTTCCCATGTGCCTCCTTCCCGACCGGCGGACGGTCAGCCATGCCGGTCTTAGGACTTTTATAACCAAATGACATTTAATATCGTGACATATTATCCTGCCATCAGAGGTAACTCTTTCCAAATTCTTGCCGGAAATCTCCCCGGCTTCCATAATGCTCCTCATAATATTTCTGAGCCTTACGTTTTAATGACTCATCAAACTTCTGATCCATATGCACACTGTAAGGAGCCATATTGTGCCAATCTGGACGCAGCGGGACCAGAAAACCGTATTTCTCTGATAAAGGCCGGTTCGGCCCATTAAATACATGGTGGATAGCAATATTGCAGTCCCCTGTGATAATACAGTGGTGCAGATCATCTGTAAGTACACTATGCAGTTTCTTCATGGCGTTTCCTCCAGTTCTTCTCATACATTTCCATCATACGTTCCAGCTCTTGAGGCGGGATTGTTTCAATCCCTTGTTCCTTACACTCTGACACCAGCCCGTCAATCAATGCAGACATTTCTGCGGTATCATAGGTGCTTGATCCACGCAGCATTACATATGTACGGTACAGTTTCCCGTCCTTCCCTGTCTTTACTTCTGACGTAGGTCGGATATGGTAGGTCTCAGCTTCATCCGCCTTTTTAGTCCCTTCCTCGCTATCTGGAAGAACCAGAAATACCATCTGCCCGTCAATGACCTCCGGACGACCGTGCCGCCTCAAGAGTATGTTGTGCAGGTACGGCTTGGAAATGTTGAGCTTGTCCGCCAGTTTTGTCACCAGCTGCCAGTAATAAGCATTTGCATCCAAACTGCGTTTCTTCTTCCATGGTTTCACAGTAAAAGCCAGCTTTTCATTTTTTCTTAAATCATCCCATTCCGGGCCGATATCATCCCGGTCACACTGCACTGTCAGTTCTATTCTGTGGGATTCCAGATCAATACGTAGGCCGCCTACAAACCTCCCTGTAAATTCCATAAACTACTGCCTTTCCGGATTATTCCACGGAAGTCCATCGGCCCCATTTTCCGGAGGAATTGTGGCAGGGTCTATTGGCTTATCCTGCTTTCCCTTCAAAACATCCATTGCGTCCCGGAACTGGTCTATATTCATCTCGTGAATATTATTCAAACCATAATTCTTTAGAATCCCTTTTAAGCCCACTCCCGTTCTGGATAATTCCAGATACAGCGTATTGATATGCGCTGTTTCTACCAGTATCGTCCCCTGCGCTTCTGAGACCTCTGCATTTTCATCTGGTTCAAGCTGCCCCATCGTAAAAACCACCTTATTCTTACACTTAATTACCAATGCATTAATATTATTTTCAGCGTCATAGCCAATCTGGCTCACTGAAAACCGATCTCGGCAGGTGAATCTTGCTCTTCCGCTACCTTCTGCCTTCTCAATCTTGCATTTCCCGGATGGGATCCAAATAAACGGCGCTGTATACAGCTCCCGGCCGATTCCCCAATTAAAGCAGGCCCGCTTAAAAGAATCAGAAGCTAATCCCTTTTCTTTTTCTGTGTTGCTCTCTGTACCTGTATCTTCTTTCTCGATCCACTGATTCTTGCTATCGTCCCAGATAGCTACTGTACAGTTTGCATTATCTCTGGAATGGTGGCGCTGCCAATTTTCCGCCCCCACAGCTTCGTCCAGGATATTCATATCACATCGGGCGTCCTTATACAGCAAAAGGGTGATGCCTTTCTCTGTTACTGTGGCTACCCTGCAATCAATCTCATCTGCCCTCAACGTTCTGAATTTTTTCATTTTTCCCAGTCCTCCATTTCAGCCCAATTCCCGGAATAATACCAGTCCACAAACTCCTGCTTCTCTTCCAGAGTGGCATTTGCACACCGTTCCAAGGCGTACTGATATGCCTGATCTTCTTCTACGATCGTCCCAGCCTCAGGGCCTATTCCTTTGTAGTACATTCTTTCTCCTTCTTCTCGTCGCATTCAGCACCCAAATCGAACCCCAATACTGCCGCCACAGTCTCACATTCGATCATCGTATACCTGCTTGCCTTAATGATTCCAGCCAGCGCATTGACCCGCCCCATAAGCATCAGGGCTTCCTCATACTGGTTGTCTGCGCAAAAAACATCGTTTTTTCGGTTTGCCATCTTGATTTTCCCTCGGTTCTCCCTCATAATAGAGGGTGTTGATTTTTAGTTTCCGGACCTAACACAGTTGCCGCTGTGCAGCTCCTTTTTCAGTTGCCTGAGTTCACAAAGGATCTGATCCATTTTCCCAGGCCTGTCCAGCCGCTCCTCAAAATGTCGGGTAACAACTGCCTCTCTGCTCCATCCAGATGCATAAAAATCCCCATCTACCATGCCGATATGTCCCCAAAAATGCATAATCGCTGTGGGATGGTTTCCTGTAAGCTCCTTCTTGCTTTCCTGCAGCCCATTGATCTGCAAACACAGATCCAGCGCCTCACAGATCTGCTGTCTCCTGCGCTTCTCGATCTTACGCTTCAATCTCTGATTCATACATTTTATCTCCTCTCACAGTGCTATGATTCCGGCGGCCATCAAAAACAGCACCGCTGATTCCATCCCCAGCAGGAACGCCATCACCGTAGACAGTCTGCCAAACAGGCGCACATCCTTATGGCTCTGATCCAGCTGTTCCCTCATGATCCGGCCCAGCTTCAGGATCTGCTGTTCCTCTTCCTGAGTAACTACAACGCCCTCCACTGGGGGCTGATACTTAATTACTTCTGATTGCATGATTCCCTCCTTCTTCCGGCTGTGCCACCGGATACTTCTCTATAAATTGTTCCAGATCCGAGCCCCGGATCTTTTTCTGCCCTAATAACAGGTACGGCAGCTGTCCGGTGTTTATCAGTTCATATACCTTTGAGGTATTGACCCGTAAAACCTGGGACGCTTCCTTGACCGTATATAATGGTTGATAGGGTGCTACCATCTTTTTTCACCTCCCTTGTCTTTTCTTCCCCTCTGTCCTATACTGTACTCGTATTAAATGCAAACGAAAGGAGATTTTCCGTGTCTAACATAAAACCATTTCTGCATCCTGTCCGTCCTAAAGAGATTACTGATTCAGAACCCCAAACTGATTTAGATTTATTTATCAATTCTGGATTTACTCAAGCTGATGCTTTAAATACAGTTCCAAATATGAAGTTATCCCACCTATCTGAAGAAGATAGACAAGCAATGCATGAGTCCATGAAGTCTGATTCTCAAAGAACCATTGAATATTTCGGTCCTAAATTTCAAGAACAGCAAATTTCTTTGAACCGGCAAATAGAAGCTATCGAACATATTGCGGTAAGTGCTGAAAATCAGGCTAAAAATTCTTTGCAGATTGCCGAATCGTCAAAAATCCTGTCCGATATCTCAACTAAAAAAGCTAATAAAGCCGATGTAAAAAGTTGGCTTGCCATTGCAATTTCATTGATTGCTTTGTGTATAGAAATTATCTTAAACCGAAGTGAACTTGCCATTTTCTTTCAGTCATTTATTTGATGGCAGACTTGATAACGACTTCGATAAAAATAATCCCTGCTAAAGTGAATACAGAAAATCCGAGGGCAATATTACTAAGTCTTTCGGATTTTTTTGCTTCCTGATTGATTTTGTCTTTTTCCATAGCATCCACTCTATCCTTTACATTTTGTATTTGACTGCACAAAGAATTCCAATCGTTTACCAGACTCCAAAGCCTAGCCTTAAGCTTTTCATCCTCCAGCCAGTTATTAACGACTTCTGTAGCTTCTTTTATAGAACCTTTCTTTCCTTCCATTTCTCTCACCTCCCGTCCTCAGTCTCAAATTCTTCAACTTTCCACTTCACTCTGCTCCCTCCTATGTGTCTAATTTGAATCCTTGCCTTTTCTTCCGCTCCGTTCTATACTTGATTTTATTGTTGTGACGAAAGAAACTGCCAAAATACTTGAAGAAGCCATCCTGAAACGCATGGAAGAAATCTATCCGGAAGATAAAAGCAATACCCATGCTCTTGCAAATATCATTGCTCAAATTTCGGCCCAAACCGCTGTGATTGCTATTTCCGAATATGAAAAGCTTAATCAAAATGATTGACTACAACCTTTTTTAGTTCTTCAACAAGCGCGCCTGAAATATCTGAAATATCGATATTACCTAACTGAGTTTTGATATTTGCAGATAATCTTATCGGCTGGCCTTGAACTTCCGCTTCAAGGTCGGCCACTCGTTTTTCTAGTGCATTCCATTTTTTTCTGGAAATCCACATTTTGCTCCTCACACTCCTTTCTTTTCTGGTAATCTGGGTTTTAAGAATACTTCTCACTCCCCCTTAACAGTTCCTTTGGCTTTAAATTCATTCATCTAAAATCTTGTAAAATACCACTGCTACTAAAGCTATCACTAAAAAATACAGCCAGCCGATTGCCCGCCAGCAATCATCAAAACTGTAATTAATTACATCTACGGCGTTGGTATCTCCTGGATACTGTTTTCTTCCGAGAATATTCATTCGTTTGGAAGGGTTCGGTATTTTCTTATCTATACTCAT